TCTTGATCTTGACTTGCGGTACTCCTCCTTTTGCTTGCACGTTAGGATCGAACCTTGCGTACTCAAAAGTTTGTGGCTCCCACCCAAGAGAGTAAAGCCAGTTCTTAATCTGTAGAGTGCTTCCAGCATTTGGTGGCTCAAAGCCTACCACTACCTCGACCTCCTCATCATGAGCAAAGTCTAAGCCACGCTCATCACACAGTGCTTGCCACTTCTCACCAGTAGCAGACAATGTACCGTCCTTCTTGTAAGGTTTGGCTGGACGCTTACGCTTTGCAATCTTAGGTACATCTGGCATAGCAGACATCAGTATAGACTCACTTTCTGCGTATTCCTTCTCCATGTTCTCAAGAAGGCTCTGAGCTGCATCAACATCCAGCTTCCATTTACTATGCTCTGCCAACTGAGCGCAGCGCATCTTGTGAGCCAAGTATCTAATCAGGACTTCAGGCTTATCATCGTATAGAAAATTCAAGTATGAAATCTCGCGCTTCCATACTTCCAGATTAATTCTTACATCTTCCTCACAGCGATGCACGTATGTTTGCAGGTCAGCCTTCTCCCAGTCTTCGACCACTGGCTTGGCAACACCTATTTGCTCTCCCCATTGTGCTAAACCATGCTTGCCTTGATACGGCCACAAGTACCACGAGATAGCGAGAGTGTCAACAATATTGCAAGGTATCTGTTGTAGATCAAGTATACGCTCAATGATCGGTGCATCGTAACGTATAAAGTTGTGACCGATAATTCTGTCCATCCTTGTGACCGATGCAAAGAACACTTGCATATCAGCATAGGTAGTAAACGTAGTTATTTTATTTGTACGACTGTCATGCACTGACATGCAGTGGATTTTAGTAGCATCGATACCGTCAGTCTCAATATCGATCACGTAATCTACCATGATTTTTGCTCCAAGTATTCTGTAGTTTGAACATTATACTCTACATCACAAATAAAAGTATTGCCAAATTCTCTATCAAACAGGCTGTAAACTTCTGAGATGTTCTCTCGTTCTGGTGGACACTCTGGCGTACGATCACGAGACAAACCTATACCCAGTGTAAACCACTTCTCCATCGCACGTGACCCAGTAAGCTCGGAGCTTAATACTCTAGCACCTGCTTCATGGCTCTTGCTGCCTTTCTGCTTTGGATTTACATGCGAGAAGCAGAAGATAGTAATAGGATATGTGTGACAAAGATCACTCATGTCGGTAGAGATTTCATTGAGCCTATCGTTAGCTTCACTGCTGGTAAAGCGTGAAATCAATGCTGTGATAGGATCTATGAAAAAGACGTTTGTACCATCGAGCAAATGCTGTTCCTCAATAGCAGTTCTTATGTCTGACCAATCTCGACTCGCGCCACGATCATAGAATGTCACATACTCAGACATTCCTCTCAATGTTGAGCGTAGAAAGTCTGGATCATAGTCCACATCTGGACGAGTAAAATCTATCTTGCCTTGCTTCGCAGCTAAACGTCTAGCAGTCATTACAGGATTATTCTCAAGGTCGAATACGCCTACTCGCTGTTTCATGCTTATCAAGTGAGATGCCAACTGGTACTCAAAGTGGCTCTTACCAATCTTGGGCGCGGCTGCCACTATAATTAGCTGGTGAGGACGGATACCATACGTTCCGCGTGTAAGTGTAGGCCACGGATACGAGATACCAATCTCTGGTTTTACACAAGCCTTCTCTATCAGCTCCTCATCAATAGTAACCAGTTCTCCTTGCCGCTCATACACTGAGTCCCACACAGCAGCTTGATAAAGCTGTTTACCTTTTCCTTTGACAAGCATTTCACTAGCATCTTTATCTGGTAGCTTGGCAACTTTGAATAGTGGAAAAGCCTTCAAGCACTCACGAGTAGCCTTCTTGCCAGCGTCATCGTTGTCAAAACACAAAATCACTTCTTCGTATTTAGAAAGAAATTGTCTGTTAGTTTTAGCCATCAGGTCTTTGACAGCACCACTAGCTCCGCGTGTAAGCGAGACTACTGCTGGGTCTTTAGTGGCGTACTTGCTTGGCATATGTTCCTTAATCGCCTGATACAGACTCAGGCAGTCAAGACGGCCTTCAGTGATAAAGAGCTTACGACCAGAAGGAGCTAGATGTTGTCCCCATAAATCAAGCTCACCTTTGCGGTCACCGATTGATGAGAACTGCTTGTTAGATACTTGCTTAACTTCATACCCAACCAGCTTACCTTGCTTGTGGTCTGGGTAATAGTGATGTGTGATAGTTTGACCATCAGTCTCAGATAGCTCTAGACGTACACCGAATCTCGCTACAGTTTCTTTTGATAGCTTGCGATCAGCTATCTCTCTAGTAGGCAGACTATTGATGTCACTTAGTTTCATACTTGATTCTTCCTTCTTATTAATTTTAACAACGTTACTTTGCTTACTGTCTAGTGGATCAAAGGTGTTACAGGCGAAACAGTAAGCGTTCTCCTCACCTGACTCGGTAGCAAATACTTGCTTTGCATCTGAACTACCGCAGTCAGTACAAGCTATCTTGTAGAGCGGTGTACCACTTTCTTTTACCTCGTTCATAGGTTCAGCTCCAATCGAGCTTGTTCCTCAGCTTCATCTGTAGCTAAAATAAGCAAGTACTCACCAAGATTAGCTAGCGCGTTCTTGTCGTACTTGGGTAGACACTGACGTACTAAGTCGCCTAGCTCCTCACTTCGCAGGTCGTAGCCTAGAGCTGGAGCCATAGCTTCAACAAGCTGCGTCTGGAAATCATGGATAAGGTAGTCATCAGTCATCTCATCAATGTCAGCTTCCTGTTGAGAGGTTAGCTGTCGTGACTGGTACGCTTCTTCAAAATAATCACTTGGTTCCATTTTCATTATAGTAACGCTCCGTAATCATGTTAATAAAATAAGTGATGCCTTTCTGTTCGATGATTGGCAAGGCTTCAACGTACGCCCACTGACATCGGTAGTCAAGCATTTTCTCATCGGCTAAATCTTTCGTTAGCTCGTCTCCGTAATCATCCATAGTGCTTCTCCTGAACATTAAGCTCATGCTGAAGTAAGTAGTCTATGTAGACACGAGCTTTCTTTAGATCGTCTATAGGCGACTCATGCTTCTTGTAAGCACGAGCTAGGTACTTGATAGCGTTGCCCCGATAGAATCCTGACATCTCTCCGTCAGTAAAGTGACTACGCATGAACTCAATCGGTGTTATACCGGATTTATAATAGCTTGGTGTATCCATAGTATATTCTCCCTGCTTATTCAAAGTTATCGATAAAATACGCTGAGTCATCCATCTCCTCAGACGGAGTAACATCAGGCGTAAAGTCAGTAAGGTTAATAATCTCTACTACACATGGTGTGCATGTATCAAGATACTCACCTTCTTTTGGATGATCCTTTGGGTATCTACGACACACCTCGAAATCATCCAGCAAAGTATCACAAATCGAGCATCTCACAGTTGTATGCCTCCAGTGCCTGTGCCTGTAGTAGCAGTTCATGCTCCTCAGCCTTCCTCAGTTCGCGTGTAAGCAACGATCTAGCTTCAGGTGTTACGTATGTATCACACTGCTTCATCGCGCTGTATACGAGCCAGTCATGATGTAATTGCGCTAAGTTCATTTTGACTCCAGAAGGTCACAGATTAAACCACCAATACCGAATACTACTACGACTACAGCAAGCCACGAGAATACCATCACTGCTGCGTCAAAGGTTGTGATAACCGTAGATAAACTACTAGGTTCCATTATTTATATCTCCTGCGGTTGATATGATCTTTTACCATACTAAGCATGTGTAGGCGACAACTATCAGTCAATCTGAAGTTGTTGTCAATATACAACTCGCACTGAGCGTACTCGTTACCAGCAGTACCGAACTCCAGTACGTTGTCAGCGATAGTCTTAGCTACTGACATGATCTCCTCGTTTGTTTCTAAATACATGTTAAAATTCCTAACAAATTTATAGTAGTAATAAGTTATATATATATTATTATATAATATTAATAGATTATTGCATACAATTACAGCGAAGTCAAAGATTATTTTTCACAACCGAAAACAGTGATTAATGCATTTCGCTAATAGACATACTATTAGTCAGATGCATACTTTGTCATTTTCGGATATTTATATATCTAATTAGATATGCGTATATCCCATTGTACGTGTGGTTCCCATAGTAATACCTATTGGTATAAGCAGCTCGTCTGCGACTAGCTATGTACCTATGGGAAGAACTCCTCGCAAGCAGTTAGTCGAATAACACGCTACCTCTAATATCAATACTATTAGTAACTACGTGCTATTCAAATATAAATTTACTGGCTGGTATAACCATATGGAGAACACACCTTGACTTATGTTTCAGGTCATGTACTATTACTTACACACATCAACAACACAAGGAACTACAGTGAAGACAGTCGAACGATTAGAGAGAATTGATACTGTATTAACCAACGCGGCTTACCAATACAATCAAGCTATGAGCGATGGTATAGACACGATAGAAGATGCTATGTGGCTTATTGATATACTTAGTAGTGAGATAGGTGAAGCTCAGGATCAGTTAGAACATATCGTATAACTTTATAACATGTGCCATCTATAATTTTATATAGGTGGCATATAAATTAGTCGAGGTAGGTTGCATTTTACATACACACACACAACCTTTTCAAAACCTGTACACGCCTAATTTTCTTGTCCTAGACAAACAATTTGTACAGGAAATTTGTACAGAAACAGCACATGGATTGTACAGGTATGGGGTCGGGGGGTGTATACGTAGTATTATATTCGTATACGTCCCACCTAGATACAAAAAAAGTGGAATTTTAGTCCTAAATTTGTTAAAAAATTGCTAAAATTGAGTAGTAAAGTGGTAGATAGTAACTATTTGTAAACTAAGTAAATTTTCTTAACCAGTGTATAGGCGAATGGGCGAAGAAAACGGACAGAACGATGCGAAGCATTAATTGCTTAGAATTTGTACAGATTGTTACGAAGTATTAGATTCAGTTTACCGTAGGTGAACGGGATTTTTCGCCAAAGTACATTAAATGTCTTGACTTCTTGGTATAAATAGTGTATAATATACTTGTATATAATTTTTATATATATAACTAACATCTTACTACTATTCAATTTGTTGAAATTTATATATGAATCCACCTAGAAAAGTAGGTTTTCATCGTATGGTCTACGATAAGAAAAAAGACCAATCTAAAGGCGATACCTATCGCGTGAAGAAAGGTGTTTATAAAAAGAAAGAACAACTAGGAGAAGATTGATGCCAATGGGTAAAGGTACATACGGTTCTAAGGTGGGTCGTCCACCAAAGACAAACAAAAACAAGAAAGCTATGCCGAAAGCAAAGGCCAAAGCTAAGAAGAAGTGAAGATCGCAATAGTAGTGGTCTTAATACTAAACCTTAACGGTGAGGTAATACACAAGACTACTATTGAGCAAGAGTGTCCTGACGTAGCGGCTATAGCCAATGAACTTGAGGACATGAAGAAGAAGGAAATGATAAAGGATTATGGGGCAGTATGCCTGCCTGCTGAGTTCAATTACGTTGAAGGAATACCATTATGAAGAAACTACTAATTAACTTACGTTACTTACTCGCACCTACTACGATCAGTTTGGCACTCTACGGAGTAGCTCAAGGAGGTGTATTGTCGTGGCTAGGTGTCTTTATGTTAGGTGTAGCCATTATCGTGGATACGCTAGTAAAGACGCAGACAGTAGGAGCAGGTTTTGACGAGAACGGAGAAACCAACGGCGTGGCATGGTTCCAGAACCTAACCATGTACGTGATGCTACCACTGTTTATCTGTCTACAAATTGCACTGGCCTTTCAGGTTAGTGGGTTTATGGCAGGAGCAGTAACACTAACTGAGTTAATCGGCGCAACGCTGTCCACTGGTATCTTTCTTGGTATTGGTATTATCTACGGTCACGAGCTGGCACATACCAAAGGCTTCTCCTTTGTTATCGCTAGAATGATGATGGCTCTGAGTGGCAAGGCACACTTCTGCTACGCACATGTCTACAACCACCACCTAGAGTTGGGGCATGAAGATGACCCAGCAACATCACCTCGTGGACGTACCTTATATAAGCACTACCCATTATCAGGCTTAGGACAATCTAAGTTCCTATTCATGATGGAGAAGCAACGCCTAGAGCGTTTAGACAAGCCTTTCCTTTCGTTCGACAATCGTTGGATTCGTGGCTACCTAATGTCCCTGCCAACAGTATTGTTATTCTGGTCAGTAGGTGGTTGGGTAGGTATGGCAGTGTTAGCTACTA